AGTCCTTCTGGTGTCCAGCTGGTCACCGACAGTACTTCGCCGGCAAGACCGAGGACCAGAAAGAGATCGACTGGTTGAAGCGTCGGGCAAGCAACCTCGAAGCCGAGGTAGATGAAATCTGGGCCGGAATGTGCGAAGCCCAGCGCCAACGCGATACCGCCGTCGAGCTGATCCGCCGCTGCCCAGTCTGCGCCGCCACACCCGGCCGGCACGTCCGGATCTACCGCGACCCAGGCCGCTTCGAGGACGACCTGGCGAACGTCCGGGACTGGATGGCGGAGCACATCCGGACCGAGCACTGCGTCGCGTCGCCCGTGACTAGGGGGCTTACGTGAGCCCGGCCCAAACAACCCGAGACATCTTCGACGAAGACGGTTACTGGATGTGCAAGGTGGACGCGGGGCACTCGATGGTCAGGATCCAGACTGCCGTGAACCCGAAGAAGGGCGCGGAAGTTCCAAACCCGTGGCTCGATCCCACCGCTGCCCGACGCCTGGCACTCGCCCTCCTGGCCGCTGCGATCGAGGCCGAAGGTTAGGGCCATGGGTGACAACTCCAGGTCTGAATTCGAGTCGAGTACCTTCGACTATGCCGAAAGCCCGAGAGCTCCGCGATCGCGGCGCATCGTGGGAAGCGATCGGAGCGTCGCTTGGCCTGAGCCCGACCACTGTGCGACGCCGACTCGATCCCCGAGCTGCTCGAGTGACGACCGAATACAACCGGGGCCGACGAAAGCAGCAAGCCGTTGCGACTGCAAACATCAGGCGCGGTCACCAGTTTCCGTGGGAGGGTTCCGAATGATCGACTTGCTCCGAACAGACTGTTCCGCCGATGTCGGTTGTAACAATTTGGGGGATGAATCGTGAGTTCAGCTACTGCCCTTCTGACCACGTCGGTCAGCCTCCACGACATCGAGGACGTTGAACGCTTTGTCGCCAACAGCCTCCATCGCTCAGGGCTCCCTTTCAAGCCGCAGGAACAGGAAGAGCTCATCTCTGAGGGAATCTGCATCCTCTACGAGCTCGCCGAGCGGTACGAGCCGAAGCGTGTCGGATACGCGCAAGCCGGCCGTTTCAGTGGTTACGCCGCACAATTCCTCCCCCGGCGACTTGGAGATGCCTGGCATAAGCGACATCCGGAGCATCGACGGATCGCCGGTGAAGACGGCAAAAGGCGCTGGGTCTACACCGAACCGGCGCTCAGCTTCGACGAGATCATCTCTCTCGGACCCCGCCGGAACCCTGAAGGCGGTTCGGTCACCGTCGAAACTTCAATCCGCCCCCCAAGCCAGTGGGCACCGGTCACGATTTGCGCGACATCTCCGACGGGCTCTGATCGCTGACATCGTCGAAGAGCACGAAGCCGAGATCGAGCTGGCAATGAAGGTGGGTGTTCTCAAGGCCGCGGGTTTCAGTCGAGCAGACATCATGAAGCGAACGGGTGCCACTGTGACCCAAGTTCGAGAAGCGACAGAGCGGTTGGAAGTCTGCGCGCCACGCCTTGAGGCCGCCTAAGCGGTTTCAGAAACTCGCCGGATAGTCAGCGGCAGGATGGCTGGGACCATGAAGAAATTGAAGCGCAAGTGCCACGGGACAACCGTCAGGGGAAAGCCTTGCATGGCTGTTCCGCTCCGGAAGGGAACAGTTCTTGAAGGCGCAACCGCCGATGGCCGGTTCTGTCGGACGCACGATCCGAATCTGCCGGAAAAAGCCCGAATACAAGGCAAGCAGCCCGGGGCAGGCCGGCCCAAGAAGCCCAGGGTGGTCGACGTTCTTCGTGAGCGAATCGAAGAACGCGTTGACGAGGTCATCGCGGTCTACCTTGACGCGATGAAGGCGGACCGCACCGTTGTCATCGGCAAAGGTGAGGCGGCCGTGGTGGAGAAGGAAGTCGATCACGCGATTCGCCTTCGCGCTGTGGAAGCCCTGAACGATCGCGCTTACGGCAAGCCAGGGCAGGCCCTCGAGCTCACCGGAAAGGATGGCGGGCCTATCGAGTTCAACGAGGACGCCTTCGCCGATCCGAAGACGAGGAAAGGCCTTGATGAACTCGCTCGCCGACTCGGCGCTACTCGCTAGGGCGGGACCTGCTGGCCTCGGCCTGGCGATCGACAAGCGCTTCCGATTCCCCCCACACCTCCAGCTGATCAACACCGAGATCATGGAAGCGGTCGCCCGGGGCAAGGATCGACGCCGTGCGATCGAAGCTGGCGAAGACGTCGAGGACAAGCCTGAGATTCTGCTCATCGAGGCACCACCGCGGCACGGCAAGAGCACCATTGTCTCCGAGCACACCCCGCCGTGGTACCTCGGCATGTTCCCTGATGATCGGGTGATCCTCACGACCTATGAAGCCGACTTCGCCTCGACCTGGGGCAGGAAAGCCCGAGACACGCTTCAGGAGTTCGGAGAACAGCTTTACGGCGTCCGTGTTGCTGATGGCTCCCACTCGGTCAAAAGGTGGGACCTGGAGGGCCGCAAGGGCGGCATGGTTACGGCCGGCGTCGGTGGACCTATCACGGGCAAGGGCGCCAACCTTCTACTCATCGACGACCCGATCAAGAACGCGGAAGAGGCGATGTCGGATGTTGTTCGCCAGAAGCAGCGTGACTGGTGGCTGACCACGGCCCGCACCCGGCTCGAACCAGGCGGGGTGGTGATCGTGTTGATGACTCGCTGGCACGAGGATGATCTGGGCGGCCAGCTGCTCAAGGCCTCAGAAGACGGGGGCGACCCGGTGAAAGAGATTCGCCTGCCGGCGTTATCGCTCGCAGACGATCCCCTCGGCCGCCCTCAGGGAGAAGCCCTGTGGCCGGAGCGCTACACCCGGAAATATCTGGAGAACACACGCAATGTCCTCGGCGCGTACTGGTTCTCCGCCATGTACCAGGGCAGCCCGACGCCGGATGAAGGCGGGATCTTCAACCGGCAGTACTTCCGTTATTTCGAACTCAAGGGCGGGCAGGTGGTTCTCGACACGCTCAATGGCAAGGTTGAGTACCCGGCCAGCAGCTGTCGGAAAGTCAGTTACGTCGATCTCGCAGCGTCAGAAAAGTCGACTGGCGATTACACCGTCCTGACTGAGGTCTGGGTGACACCCAAGCAGGACATGCTGATCATGAACGTCACTCGCGACCGAATCCCCGGGCCAGATCAACCGGCGTTCTTCGCTGACCATTTCGTTGGTCAGCTGAAAGTCGAGTCGATCGGCTATCAGTCCTCGATGATCAAGCAGCTGCTCCGAAAGGGGTTGCCGGTCGAGCCGGTGTACCCCGACAAGGACAAGGTCACTCGAGCCTCGGCCGCCGGCGCGCTGTATCGGGGCGGGAAGGTCTTTCACCGGCGCGGCGCCGAATACCTGGCCGAGTTCGAGGCCGAGCTGCTCGCCTTTCCCGCTGGAGAGCATGACGACCAGGTCGACACGGTCGCCTACGCCGCCAAGGACCTGCCGACGATCGACACTCAACCTGCGCGCAAGGCCACAAAGAAGGGCAAGACTCTCACCGGCGGTCTGACCTCCAGGGACCTGTAGCAACAGTTTCAGAACTAACGGCTATCCCGATAGTCAGGCCCAGATGGGCTTTCTCGACCGATTCCGCACCTCAAAGCCGGCCAAGCAACCCCGAGGTGCCTCGGGACGCGGCCATTTCGATGGCTACCTACAGCTCGAGGAGCTGAATCCGGACCTCCAAGGTCAGCGGGGCCTCGAAGTCTTCGACAAGATGTACTGGACCGATCCGGATGTGCGAAAGAACGTCTGGATGATCATCAACCTGCTGATCAGCGCGACTTGGTCTGTCGAGCCCTATGGCAAGGACGAGGCCAGCCCGAAGGATCAGGAGGCAGCGGAGTATGTCCGCTGGGCCTTGTTCGAGAACATGCGCCCCGGGTGGAAGGGGCACCTTGCCGAGGCCCTGCCGGTCATGTTCAGGTCGGGTTTCAGTCCGTTTGAGCACCTGTGGGAGAACACCGAGTGGAACGGGCGTGAGGTCATTGCACCGCGCAAGCTCGACCTGAGGCTACCTCGCACGATCGAGCGTTTCCTTCAGGAGAACGGCGAGCTGGTTGCCATCGAACAGCAGTTGATGGATCGAACCGTCAGGCTCCCGGCCGAGGACCTCCTCTACTACCGCGTCGGTGCCGAGGGCGACAACTGGGAGGGCCGCTCGCTCCTTCGTCCGGCCTACAAGCCGTGGTTCCTGAAGGACAAGATCGAACGGCTTGACGCGATCAAGCAGGAGCGCCAGGCTGTGGGCGTTCCTGTCTGTTATCCGCCCAGGCAAGCCAGCCCGGACCAGGTTGAAGGCATGGAGGAAGTCATGGCGAACCTCCGCTCCGGCGAGCAGGCATTCGTCGTCATGCCGGGACCGAAGGCTGACACCATGGACGCTGAGGTTGCTCAGGAGCACGGCTGGACTCTGGAGATCCTCGGCCACAAGCAGACCGAATCGTCCGATACCAAGCCGTCGCTCGAGTACCACTCAGACAAGATTGCCGCTGCGCTTCTGGCTGAGTTCATGCGATTGGGCCAAGGTGGGGCATCGGGTGGTTCACGGGCTGTCGGACAGGTCCAGCAAAACCCGTTCCTCCAGGCGGCTGAAGCCCTGTCATCCGTTGTCGAGTCGGTTGTCAACGACGGCCTGGTTACCCGAATGGTTGCGCTGAACTTCGAGGTTGAGGGCCCGCCGAAGCTGGTGATGAGTCTCGTCGACGACACGAGCCTCAACGAACTCGCCGAGTACGTCTCCGCCCTGGTCGAGAAGGGTGCCCTGCACCCTGACGACGAACTTGAGGACTTCCTCCGCGACAGGGCTGATCTGCCGCCGGCTGATCCGCAGGCTCGAAAGGACAGAGTCGAGACTGCCCAGGCTGGACGGGAAGCCCTTCAGAACGCTCCGGCACCTCCCCCCAAGGGCGATGATCCGGAGCCACAGCCGACGCCGAAGATCAAACCACAAGGGGCACCCGCACCCGAGAAGGAAGAGGCGACGAAGCCGGACCCTGAGCCGCCCAGATGGGGCCGTGAGCTCAGGGAGTGGGAACGCTTCATGTCGCTTGAGGAGATCGACAACGCGATTGCTCAAGCACGCGAGGCTTTTCAAGATGCGGCAGGCGACACCGCTCGATCCTTGGCCTCTGAGTTCGCAGTGGCAGCAATGGCGGGCAAGGTGCAGCCGAAGGCGGGTCCCGAGCTCGCCGAGAAGATAACCACCGAACTTCAGCGCCTGTACCGCACGGGCAGGGCCACGGTTGCCGACGAACTCAATCGCCAGCGCCACCTGGCTGCCGGAAACTCTCCTTCACTTGACGCTGAAGCCGATGCCCTTCGTCGCCTGAAGACTCGCGCTCGACTGGCTGCTGAGTCGATCACGGCGCGGATCTGGCAGGCCGTATCGCGATCAGTCCTCAATCGAGGCGGAGACCTTCCCGCGGCGCAGGCTGCTGGTGAAGTCGAAGCCACTGCCGCGATCAAGGCTGAGTCCCAGCTTCACGCTTCGGCCGCCGTCAACGAAGGCCGCTCTGACCAGGCGGATTTTCAGCGGGACGAGATTGAGGGGAGTCGGTACACGTCCATCCTGGACCGGAACCGATGCTCATCGTGTGCCTCGGCCGACGATAACGTTTTGCGCAAGCTCGACGATCCAGTGAGGATCGCCCGCAAGCCGCCGAACCAGTCCTGCCAGGGCGGCGATCGCTGTCGCTGCATGGAGGCCTTCCAGCTGAAGGACGAGTCAGAAGGATTCGGAGGAGATCCAGCGTTCCCGAGTCAGGCCCAGCCGGGGGGCCCGACGGCAAGCAACTTCGAGATTCGTGGTGGAGATGCCGACCTCCGGCAACTCGTTACCGAGCAGCTCGATGCGATCGATCAGGTCCACCGCTTTCCACAAGGTTTGCCGAGAGTTTCCATCAACATCGAGAATCGGGGACCCGGCAGGTTCGGTGCGATCAAGGCGGGGTGGGATGGCGTCCAGCAGAAGTGGGTCAACACTCGAATCAGTCTCGACAAAGGAGCTTTGAAGTCGGACCCGCCGATCACCTCGGCCGTTCACGAAGTGGGGCATTTCCTTGACCAGTGGGGATTCGGTGATGGTCCCCCAGTGGCAGCGATCGAGGCACCCGGGCGTCCCGTCGCTTCAGAGTTCCTCTCCGGAACCGTTGCGATGCGTGAGTGGCGCGAGGCGATTTATGCCAGTCGGTCTCACCGCAACCTCGTGCTGGCCGGCGGATTCGATGATTACCTCCTGCTCAATAAGGAACTCCTCGCGAGGAGTTACGAGCAGTACATCGCTGAGGTTTCCCAGAACGCCGTACTGCTGGCCAAGATCGCCAAGCGGCGCGAAGAGAACCCGAACCTCTACTGGGACACCGCAGACTTCCACCCGATCGCCGCCGCCTTTGACCGCTTCCTGACGACCCGCGGCCTACGCTAGGACTACTCGGGTCCGTCGGACTCGATGACCGTAACGACCGACTCGACGTCTGACAACGCGATCTCGCTGGCTTCATCGCCGAGGCGAACCGTGTCGCCGTCGGTGTTGACCAGGTGACCGTCAATCTCGGTGCCGTCCTTCAGCTTTACGACCACGGTTTCGTCGGGTCGGATCTGCGTGAGGGCTCGTTTTACATCTGCTTCAGTAGCCATGACCCAAGGGTAAAGCCCGGCATCGGCGGTTGTCCAGTCTGAGATTAGAGGACTGTCAGATAGTCAGGCGCAGATGGACGAGCTGAAGAAAATCGCGGAGGCCCTGGGCCTCGACGCCAGCGCCGATGAGGCGAAGATCACGGAGAGGATCAAAGCTCTCCAGTCCGAACGGGACGAAGCCAAGGCTGAGGCCGATGAGGCCAAGGACAGCGGCGAGTCCCTCGAGGACCGTGCGAAGAAGGAAGGCAAGGTCGTGATCGAAACCGATCAGCTCAAGAAGCTTTCCGACCGGGTCGCCGAGTCCGAGCAAAAGCTCGCCGACGCAGAATTCAACCGGGTCTTCGACGCCGCGCTGAAGGATCCCAAGGGTCCGAGGGTGGACGCGAAGCCCGAGACTCGCGAGCGCTACCGCAAGCTGTTTGACCAGGACCGTGACACCACGGTCGAGCTCCTCGAAGCAGCTCAGCCGCTGGTCAAGTCCTCACCCGAGGGCAAGGGTGGATCCGATGAGATCACCGAATCGCCCGACGGTGTCGATCCCGAGATGTCCAAGCTCGACAAGCAGGTCAAGGCCTACGCGAAGGAGCACAAGCTCTCCTACGTCGAAGCCCTCGACGCTGTCCAGACCGAACTCGATCAGGAAGGGGCGCTGGTCTAAGTGGCCTTCGAACTCCATGACAGGCCCTTCCCGGGCATCGCAGCATCGAACATCGCTGGAGGCGCGGCCGTAAAGCTCGCGGGCGGCGGTGAGCGAGAGGTCTGCACCGTCCCGTCCGTCAACGAGGAAGCCTTCGGCGTGACCCACACTGCCGCGACCAGGGGTGACGCCGTTGCGGTCCATGTACCGGGCGAGGTGGTCAAGGTGACTGCCGCCGGCACGGTGACCCAAGGCTCTGACGTCGTCTTCTCGGCCGCGTCCGCAGGTTTCGTTTCGCAGGCCGCCGCATCCGGCGTCATTCGCCACGCGGTAGGCAAGAGCGTCAGCCCTCTGGCGCTGCCCGGCGAAACCTTCTCCCTGTACATCCGTCCGAAGCAGCTTGGAGGTCTCGCCTAAATGGCTGACGCAAAGTCACCCCGCGATCTACAGATCGTTGACCCTGTACTGACGAACGTCGCCAGGGCATTCAAGCCCTCCGGCTTCATCGCCAGCCAAATCCTGCCGATCGTTCAAGTCGACGTGGATGCCGGCCAGTACCCGATCTTCGACGGCTTCTTCGATGATGACGCCGACAGCAAGGTCGCCGATCGGGCGGTCACTCCCGAAGTGGACTTCAAGTTCTCGACGGACCAGTACCTCTGTGAGGACTACCGTCTGAAGGCGACTATCACCAAGAAGGAGGAGCGCAACGCTCACGGCGCCGTCAGGCTCCGTCAGAACAAGCTCGACGTCGTCCTCACCCGGATGGCGATCCGTCGTGAGAAGCGTGCGGCCGATCTCCTGCGGAAGACCTCCAACGGCGGCCAGCTGACGCTCGGCGCGAACGCCGGCAACAAGTGGAACGTCGATGCGGCCACCATCGAGGCCGACATCAAGACTGGCGCGACCGCGGCCTACTCGGCCACCGGCATGACGACCAACACGATCGTCATTCCGTACTTGGTTGCCTACGAGATCGCCCTCCAGCAGGACATCCGTGAGATGGTGAAGTACACCGTTTCCGGTGAGAAGATCCTTCAGGTTGGTGACCAGCTGCTGCCGGCCACCCTCCATGGTCACAAGGTGATCGTGCCCAAGGGCGCGATGCGGAACACCGCCGCGGAAGGTGCGACTCGCACACTCACGGAAATCTGGGGTGATTCGGTTCGACTCCTCCACGTCCCGGAAGGCGGCGGAGGCTGGGGTATCCCGGCCACCGGCTACACCTTCCAGTCCGAGCCGGAAGTGGTCGATCGCTGGAAGGACAACGATCCGCCGGTCGAGAACATTCGCGCCTGGGAGACCAAGGACGAGAAGGTCTGTGCTCCGTCCCTCGGCTACGAGATCGCCGACGTCCTGTAGATCATGACTCTGGTGCTTCAGGACAACGTAGCCTGGCGCGGAACCGAGTACTTCCCCGGTGAGGTCATTCCCGACCTGACCGAGGAAGAGACTCAGGGCCTCATTGATCGAGGACTGTTGGGTGGCGGAAAGCCGTCGCCTGCCACCGAGCCCGAGAGCGTCGAGCCCACCGAGGCCGAGCCGACCGAGGATCTCTCCGACCTCAACAAGGCTCAGCTGGTCGCCCTGGCTGCTGAGCGAGGGATCGAACACGATTCGAAGGTGACCAAGGACGAGCTGCTCGACCTACTGGCCACCGAGCCCGAGAGCGTCGAGTGACCCACTAGATCTTCCTGCTGCGGCTACTGGTCACGATCGCTGAGGCCCCTGGATAACGGGGGCCTCAGCCTTTGCAGGGAGTTTCTGAAATTCGGCGGTTGGCAGATAGTCATCCGCAATGAGTTCTGAAACGCGATCATCGCCGGTGAAGGAAGCGCGAACGGCACTCGGACTTCGTCTGATCGACGTCGCTGATCAGGCCGGAATGTCGGTCAGTCTCATCTCGATGATCGAGCACGGCTACGTCCCGGCGAAGCCTCGACGCGAGCAGCTCTCCGAGGTTCTTGGGCAGGCGCCCGAGGTGCTCTGGCCGGAGGTCTCGCGATGAGGTCGGCCAAGGCAAGTCGCTCTGACATCGCCCGTCGTCGATTGGCCCGCTCTGCTCGCCGTCGGCATCGACTCCTGTCGCGAGGTCCAGCACGGCGCCACCAGCTTCGACGTCACGCGGGCAGCGCCAACTCAGCACCTGAACTCCGGCGCCTTCCCTCGCGTGTAGATCCGGATCTCGTCATCGGCGGTGCTACGAAGGTGAGAGTCAAACTGTGACCGGTGCCAACTCTGTCGGCCTTGCGCTGATCGTTCGCGACGAAGAGAAGCATCTACCAACCTTGCTCGCATCGATCGAGGGTGCTTTCGACCAGGTAGTGCTTCTCGATACTGGATCCACAGACAAAACGGTTTCGGTCTTCAGGCGGTGGGCGAAAAAGGAGTCAACTCGCCAAGCCGACTTCACGTACAAGGTCGAGACCTTCGAGTGGATCGACGATTTCGCAGCTGCTCGCACGGCCGCACACACTCTGCTCGATACCGACTGGGAAGTCTGGGCCGACGCTGACGACGAGATCATCGGAGCTCAGCACCTGCGAACTCTCGCTGCCCATGCGCCGGCCGATGTCACCGCCTACGTCTTCGGCTACGACTACGCGCAGGACGAAAACGGCAACTGTGCCTGCTACTTGCGCCGGGAGCGACTCTTGCGCCGGGGCGTCGGCAGGTGGGACGGCAAGGTCCATGAGTCTCTCGTCTTCGACGGTCGAGCCCAAGATGTTGACCGCGGTACGACGATCTGGAGGCACCGCAAGCTTTACGACGTCGGTGAATCCAGCGACCGCAACTTGAAGATTCTCTCCGCGTGGGAAAAGGAAGAGCCGGAGAACTCCCGGGTTCTTGGATATCTAGGCACCGAGTATCTCGTCAAGGGTGAGATGGACAAGGCGATCCCGTTCTTTACCCGCTACCTCGACCTTCGGGGAACCTGGGACGAAGAGCGCGCACAGATCTGCCGCAAGCTCTCGGCCTGCCTGATCTCCCAGGGCAACTACGACGGGGCGATCGAGGTTGCTCTCGAGGCCATCAAGCTGGTGCCCCGCTGGCCGGACTCTTACCTGTCGCTGGCTGAGGCTTATCACCAGAAAGGTGAGTTCGACAAGTCATGCGAGTGGGCTTCAGAGGTTTTGCGCCGCGGTGAGCCGGACACGCTGCTGATCATCAACCCGCTGGACTACAAGCTCACCCCGCGGCTGGTGCTCGCTTCAGCCCTGGGCGGACTCAGCCGGTGGCAGGAAGCGCTCCAGGTCGCTGAAGAGGCTCTGGCGATCTCTCCCAACATCGAAACGCTGCTTCAGGCCCGTCAAGAGTGGAACTCAAGCCTTAAACGCGAGGCCACTGCCAAGACCTTCTGTGCTGCGGCCCAGGAGCTGGTTGCCCACGACGAGCAGCTGAAGGCTCTGCGCCTCCTCGAGGACACCGTGCCCTACTACGCGACAGACCATCCTGAGGTTGTCGGGATGCGTTCCGAGCTGCGTGAACGAGTGCGCCCTCTGATGTCCGTCGACGAATACACCCAGCACTACGAGTCGGGTGGCTCGAAGCCCGAAGACTTCATCGCCGACGATGACGTTGACGCCATCGGCGACTCACTCCCAAGGTGTGCGTTTCTCCTAGAGGGCATCGGCGAGCAACTGGCGGAGGCGGCGTGACCACGCTCCACCGAAGCAAGGGGCTCAATTCCGCGATGTGCTCGAAGTGCGACCACGATCTGATCGTCCGACCCGGCTCAGTCAAGGACGGAGCGGTCTACTGCTCCAACGAGCAGTGTTACTTCGCTTTTCGCGCCCACCCCACGAAGAACACCCTGAACTCTGGAAAGGCGGCAGCGTGATGGAGCCTGAAGACTTGATCGGGGCCTCCCTGGCCGGAGTCGGACTGGGCTGGACCGTCTGTCTGATCGCCTCGGTCGGAGCGCTCGTCATGGCCCGTTACGGTCACCCCTCCAAAGAGGCCGCAACGGACCGATTGTTAGCTCTCTCCGAGGGCACTTCCACAGAGATTGGTCGCTCAGCGACCAGTGCGAGGTCGGCGTGACCGCATTGCTACTGACAAAGGCGATGAGACTTAACCGAGCGCCCCGATAAGCAGGGTTCGCTTCAGCCGGCGCAGTCTGTCAGGCCGTAGTCCTCGGCCAGCCGGCTGGCCTCGGCGTAGGGGTCATCCCCTTCGATCGCCTTTCCCGC